GATTAACCTATTGCTACAGCCGCCTTAGCACAAGACGGCAAACTGGGCCCAGGATACCAGACCGTGAGTCCATCCGGGACTCACACAGGGGCCATATTCTAGCAGAAAAGTGCCCCTTGGGTGGCGTTATCTTAAGCGATTGCCTATTGCAACAAAAAAGGCGCTCAACGCGCCTTTTTATGCACTCTGCCATCAGATTTACTCATCCCTGCAAACCCAAGGAATACAGCGCGACGCCTTGCTATGTCTGGCTTACAGCAGTATTCCTTCAGCCAAGCGAGAAGCTCTGATGAGCTTTCATTCCCCCTCATGAATGGTCAGGTGTGGTCAATCGTGTGGACACTCCACACCTAACCGGCTCCACCTTTCAGCGGGTTGAACTGCACGGCATCCTGTAAAAAATCAGGGGCGAAATGAGCATAGGTCATCGTCTGCTGGATAGTGGCATGACCCAGGATCCGTTGCAGCACCAAGATGTTCCCGCCATTCGTCATAAAGTGGGTGGCAAAGGTGTGCCGTAGTGCATGCACGGCTTGCCCTTTGGGCAAATCAGGCTTAACAGCCTTCAACATCTCTCGTACCCGTAGGTAATTTGCAGTGGGAAACAACACCCCTCGTTTGTTCGCCACCCATTGAGCCTCAACCTCTGCACTGATGGGGACCGTCCGATTTTTACCGTTCTTGGTAGCCACGAACGTCACCCGTCGGTTGACTACATGCTCAGCCCGAACCGTGGAAGCCTCACTCCACCGTGCGCCGGTGCTCAGGCATAGCACAGCAATTCCTCGATCATCCCCGATCAACCCAGCCAACAAATGCTGGACCTCAAGTGGAGAGAGGTAACTCATCTCTCTAGGGGCAACCTTCAAAGCCTTCAGTTCCCGAATCGGGTTATCACTGCGGTAGAACCCCCCCTCAATGAGGAAGTTGAACATACCACTCAACTCCACCACCAGGCGATTGACGCTATTGGGGGTTATGCCTGCGGCAAGCATACGTGAGCGCAACAAAGTCAAGGTATGGGCATCAAGCTGATTGACCCGCACCTCACCCAGATAGCGATCTGCCCGCAGCAAGGTGCGGCGTGCATGGGTGCCCCATTTTTGATACTGCCCTTTGTGCGCCCACCAGATTTCGATGAGCTCGACCAGTGTGCGGGCATCTGCGAGCTTGCTCTGCCAGGGCTTGTCATGTTGTGTTGCCAGCACATGCCGCTCATAGGCAACTGCTTCGTGTTTCTTGGAAAACCTCCGCCGGATCCGCTTTCCATTGCGACCCGTCGGCCTGACGTCCACTTGGTACTGACCATCATCGAGCTTCTTAATCGACATAGCGAAGCTCTCCGACACTGGCCCGATAACACAGGCCCATAGTTTCTATGACATCAATAAACGCCCAATGAAGGGTTAACCAGTCTTCTGGTCTGAGAGGGATGAGTCGTTGCCCTCCTGCCCAACGTGTGCGAGAACCGGCGCGATCTGGCCGGATTCGGGTGAAACTTCATCAAACATGAACCAATCTCTGTATTTCCTAAATCGCTCAAACTTGAAAAGTTTTGCTCCAACTTCAAAAGACATCTGTGCTTTACCGCTCTCATAGCCGCAATAACTTGTGTAATTAATTCCTGTTAAATCAGTTAGTTCCTTTCTATTCAGTCTCTCCGACTCGCGAATTAAACGCAGTTTCTCTCCTGAGGTGATTGACGGCATTATCATATCTCGTAATAATTACTATAAATGACACATGACCATTGAGGTCGCCAAATCCCCTGAAAGCTCTCTACAGCCGGCAGGGGCAACCAGAGAGGTTATCAGATATGAGTGATCCAACCAAAACCCCGAGCAGTCAGACCGAGGTGCCCGCCAAGTTTGCTGTCGGTCTCACCCCTTCATTGGTTCACACCGATGCCGTGACCGCCGATGCGTTTGCCCATGCCATCGGCAAAACCCGCAAGGCCGTGGTGGAGATGATCAAAGTGGGCAAGCTACCCGGCGTAGAAATGAAGGTCCCAGGAAACCCCAATGCCAAGGGTGACTACTACGTATACCTGCCCGCCTGGAATGCGGGGCTGAAATTAGCCTTCGAAAGCAGGCCCAAGGAAATCCGTGATGGCTGGCTAGCATGGCTTGGGCTGAGTGTCTGAATGAACTGCATAAACACCTCTCGGTTTGTGGCTCGTTTGCCACCAAACCATAGCGACCTTTGGAGGGATATCAGAGTGTCGAATATCACTAAAAGCCTACACCCCCACTACCGCGGAGCCTGTGCCAGCTTCGCGAAGGATCACAACGTAGAGCGGGTGGCCACCAGTATTGGCATGTCTGCCCATGTACTGCGTAACAAGTTCAATCAGGCACAGAAACACAAGCTTTCAGGTGAAGATCTGATTGCGCTCTACCACGCCACTCATGACGAAACTCTGCTTGATGCTTTGTTGCTGGAATGCGGCTTGACTGCTGTCGCGATCCCCAGTACCGAGCGCGCCCCGTCATTGACTCACCAGGTGATCCAACTGAACTCACAGATAGCGAATATCGGCCAGCGTACCCTGGAGCTCACGGAACGGGGCCGCATCACCTGCAACGAACACAGCTCTTTTATGAGTATCGCCACCGCGGCGATGGGTTCTGTTGCTCTTCTCATCAACGATGTCGAGCAGCGATTCCAGGTGATGTCACCTCTTGCTGCATTGGCGATGTAAGGGGTTACGCATGAGTGCTGCAGAGAATTACCCAGCCTTATTAAGAGCCCAGCTTCTTCAAAGCAAATCCCAAGTACCGCGCTACTGGCGTGAGGCAAATCAAAAACAACGTGAAGCTGTCTGTTACATCGCTCAGTTGTCAATTGCGTTAGCGGGTCAGGCATTGCCCATCGGCAGGGCTGACAGAGAGTCGATCCGCCAGGCTGTGATAGCGCTTGGGTTACAGCATCTGTTTCATGGGCGCATATCGGAATACGAGTGGCACACCGGATGTTTACCGGAACGGCAACCAGAAGAGGAAACAAGATCAGCCGATCGGCTGGATAAGAAGAAAACCCTGTTGACTGAGATTGTCAGTGGGCAGAACACCGCAAATAGCGGGCAAAAGAAAACCCCGATCAACGGTGCAGCAAACACCTAACGGGGCTCTTATCAACAACCTAGCAAGGAAAGTTGACATGACAACTTTAGCAATCCCCTGCGCGCTGCGCAACCGCAAGATCCAGCACCGCCGTTTAGCTGGCCCCTATGGTCAGCACTATTCAGCTCAAGACCTGACAATTCTGACCCAACGTGCAAATGCACTGGTTTGGGCATCCCTGTTCGGTCACATCAATCGCATCAGTACCCACCAAGGAGCCTAACCATGTCTATGCCAAACACCGAAATGCCGTCCATGACTGCCCTCAACGACAGCACCCGCCAGCGCCTGCGCCAACTGCGCGAAACCCTGGGACTGAGTCGCCCCAAGTTTGCTGCACAGCTGGATATCCCGCCCACCACGCTCAAGAACTACGAGCTGGGCTATCGGGAGATTGGGGGTGGCTTGTTGCTGCGCATCATCAACACTCCCGGCCTGTCTGATTACACCGTTTGGCTAATGAAAGGCTCACTGATCATCCCTGAGCAAGTACGCCCGACCCAACCCCATTAATCCCATAAGGGGCTGCTCCGGTGGCCCCATCCATTAGGAGAACTTCATGAGCGACGCAATCAAGATCGCCCATCAGGCCCCCAAGCTGATCGAGGGGATGCTGGCCGACATGTTCGCTGCCCGAGCAGATGACAATCGAGTTTGCATGGGTTGCGTCCAGTCTGGTCCGCAACACATCCAGATCCAGCTGGTTGTAACCAGCCGCCTGGATGCGCTGCTGGATGATGACAGCGGAGACGATGACGAGCATGACGCCATTGAGTCAGCCTCGCCGAAAAGCGGGTTGTATATGAGCTGGCTGGTATACAGAGCTGAATTTATTGACACCAGCGGCTGCTCCAGAACAGACACTGATGAGCTCCTGGCCCTGGGGGCGATCCGCTCCATCTACTGGCTGGCCCTGGGGCAAGGGGAAACCTGGCTTGCCACCGAGATCGGCAACTGGTGGGAAGAGTGCGCCCCGCTGCATGGGCTCGGGGAGGTGATCAGATGAGAGACGCTCAACGCAGCATGCCTGACGAGATTGCCCGTCTTCACTATGAGAACGTATACGACGAGAAGTCACTCAGCACATTTTTAGAGCATTTGCGCGAGTATCAGACAAGGTTGCTCGCCTTTCGCCATCCGCGTGACAAAGAACGTGCAAGGGATTATCTGAAAGCCTGCCGTAAAGAGCGTTTCCGCATTCAAGAAGCGCGCAGCAGGATCAGTGGGCGAACAGCCCGTGCCCACTATTTACTCAACATTATCGGGATATTCCAGCGCCCTGATTTCTCCCCTGTAGATAAGTGGTGGGAAGTCTGGCACGAAGATGTGGCCCGCTTGCGCCATTATCAGTGCGAGTTACTCGGCTATCGCTGCCTGTCTCCTCGCCCGCGTGCCAGTGTGGCGCTGGCCCTATCCCTGTGCAAAGAAGCGCGCAAGCAGATCAATCATGCCCGCACGGTGATTGTCGCCCTCACGCCTCGGCATACCATGGGGAGTGCCACCCTATGAGCTCTCCACAGCCAAACACCCCGGACTTTGCAACACTGCAATCGGAAGCGGAGGCCGATATTGCCGCCTTGTCCGCCATCGCCAAGATAAAGCTGGCAACCCTTCGCCAATATCAGCACCAGCTCCTGGCTTTGCGAAAAGCTCACCTACCAAATCCCAGATTCCCCCGGTGCCGCTTGCTGTTTGAATGCAGGGAGGAACGCCGCGCCCGCATCGAAGCGTTATACACCGTAGCTCACCAGGAGCGGTATCTTGCCCACCTGCGCTGTGATGAGCCCCTGCCATTCTGATGCGGGACTACTACGCCGAGCTGTTCGACGCCAAGCCCATCCCACCCAGGCAGCACGCTGCCTGGAAATTGGCCACAGCCGTCAAGGCCCAAGCTAAAGCCATCATGAACACGCGTCGCGTGTCGCTGTGCTCCCTGACTCATTCACGCCTCCCGCCTGCTCGCCGCCCTGCGGCCGCGCTCGATCTCGATAGCCAGATCGCGGCCGTCCGCTCCTACTTTGTCGGGATCCAGGGTGCCTACGATTTGGACTGGGTGCTTGACCTGCTGGAGCGGCCGATCCCTCGCGAAAACGGGGGGACGGGGGTACAACTGCCCAAAGACCTGCGCGCTGAGCTGTTCGTGGGCTACTGCCGTCACCGCGCCCCTGACGTACTCAAGGGGGTGGCCATCACCAAAGAGGCAAACCACTGGCTATCAAGCCGTATCACCACCCTGCGCCAGGTGCAGAATGTCATCCCCGAGCCCCTCGAGCAGCTTCGCACCAAGGAGAGCCGCGAGTGCCTGGCAATCAACTATGTCGAGCGGGTCACCCGATTGCGTAATGCCGCCACCAATTTCGGCGCTGAGCAGGTGTCGCCGATCCGTTTGTGGAACATGTGCAAGCAACCGCTCGACGCCTGGGGCATGCTGCCCCGCCTGCCCAAGTTCAGAACGGCCGAGAGCCGCGACGACTTCATCGCCCACCACCTTATCCGCTGGCTCGATCCAAAATGGTGGGCTAGGCGCCTGCGCAAGATATGGGATCAATACAACGAGCATTGCGCCATCCTGCTCGGCAAGGTGCGCAAAGGCGTATCTGCCTACGTGTCCAGCCAAGGCCTGCAAGCCTTTGTCGAGCGCCAGCGAATGGCCGCCGCCTGGCTCAAGGACATGGAAGCCTATAACGCCGAAGACAACATCACTATCAGCCTGGAGGAGGCGGTTAAAGCCTCCATCGCCAACCCCGAGAACCGCCGCCATGAACTGGTGGTGCGGGCCCGCGGCTTTTCTGATGTGGCTGACGAAATGGGGTATGTGGGCCTGTTCTTCACCTGGACCGCGCCGAGCCGCTTTCACCCCTGGAAGACGGTCAAGGCTTCCCAAGCCGGCAAGGCCGACAGCACAACAGAGAACCCCAAGCACGACGGCTCCTCCCCCCGTGATGCGCAGCACTACATCAGCGAGCTGTGGAAGCGCTGCCGCTCTGCCCTTGACCGCAATCTGACCCGGCGGGGGGAATTCCTGGTGGAAGACCCCATCGACTATTTCGGCTTTCGGGTGGTCGAACCCCACCACGATGGCACACCCCACTGGCACCTGCTGATCTGGGTCAAACCAGAACACCAGCACCGCCTGATCGGCATCTTGCAGCGCTACGCCCTGAGCCATGACAAAAGCGACCTGGAGCGCAAGCGCCATCCAGACAGCAAGCAGCCCTATAGCGACATCACGCCCCGTTTTGACTGGAAGGTGATGGACAAGGAGAAGGGCGGCGCCGTGGGCTATATCGTCAAGTACATCGCCAAGAACATCGACGGCCACCGGGTCGGCGACGAAGGCGATCTGGAGGCCGAGACTGCCGCCACCGAAGGCGCTCGCCGGGTGCGAGCCTGGGCCTCGCTCTGGGGCCTACGCCAGTTCCAGCCCTTGAAGGGCCCGCCTGTCGGGATCTGGCGTGAACTGCGCCGCCTTCCTGGCCGCCTGCAAGAGGCCAAGGGGATCGTCGTTGCTCCTCTGGCCAGCCCCATCATGGAAGAGTGCCGGCGTTATGCCGACGCGGTGGACTGGAAGAACTTCACCCAGGCCATGGGCGGCCCCTGCTGCCGCCGTGATGAACGTCCCCTAAGCATCCACCGCACTGCCCTTGCCGAGCACTACAACCAGTACGGCGAACTGCAAACCAAGCTTGTGGGCGTGCGGGCCGCTGACGGCCTCATCCAGCAAACCCGCGTGGGGGAATGGGTGCTGCGCAAATGCGGTTCACAGGGAACCACTGAGGCCCAGGGTAGCGGGTTTTGGAGTCTAGACGAGTACAGCGAGTTAAGTGTTTGCGAGCAACGCGAGGGTCTTTCCCCCCTTGGAGCTCTGGCAACAACTGTACGCGACGATCTCGAAGGATCTAAAGAGGATCCGTTGGGCGGTATAAATCTATTCCATTTGGGGCTAGGCGGTGAAGAAGTGGCCATGGTCCGACGCGGCTTGATTGTCAGAGCGGGGGACCGGTCAGTTTGCATCCGGGATGGTGAGTTGAAAGTGACCGAACAGCATCCGTTCGAATCACCAAACGAGCCATCACCGTATCAAATTGAAGCCGAAGCCAGACGCCGGGAGGCAAAACGCCAGGCGGAACTCAAGGACGTGCGGGGCCTACTGGCCGAGTCAGGAGATCCAGCAGCCTGGCTGGCAAGCATGAAGGCCGCCGGCACCGAGGATGCCCTGGCGCTGCTGAATGCCCTAGGAGATGGGGATACCGAGGCAGCCCGCGTCCAGCTTAACCGGCTGCGCGATACCGTCGACCTGCGGACGTGGCCACTACCACCATTCGAACGCCGCCAGGAGGCGATCAGTAATGCCGAGTTCTTCGGGCTACCAGCTGATGGCCAGCGCTCAACTGCACGCAAACCAGATGTGCACCACCTCATTGCTGAGACGACGAGGGCGCACTTGGCCGACGTTTGTCCAGAGCATCGAGAGGTGATACTCACTCACCTGATGAGCAAAGCCGATGCCATGACCCAGGGCGGCGGCGACACCATCGCATTCGTGGCGGATCGGCTACTGGCATAACTAGACCAGAAAAGTAAAGAATGTAGATCCGTGCTTACCATAAAACACGTTATGCACACTTCAAAGTCGGGAACCCAATAACAAAAACCAATTCGTTTTGGTATGGGATGCCAACGTAGTCAAATCGCGATTATGTGACCAGTGGCGTCATTTGGGTTTTTTTTGTGAAAATTGCATTATTTGGGTGCACTATACTAAGTATAGTTTGTATGGATATATTTTCTGTTAGGGGGTTGATGCGTATGGGTTTTTTTAATTTATCAAAAGCATTTGATGAAGTTAAGGATGCTTTTGGTGCCAAAGAGACGGCGATAGCCGGAGCTAAATTACTAGGCAAGGGAGTAGTTAATGTAGCTCAGTATGCGACGACAACGGGTCTTGACACCATGCTGAAATCTTCGAGTGAAAAGATTCTAAATAAAGCTGATGCTACCGAAGAACAGCGAATGAGAGCCATAGAAATCGGAGAGCGGGCTAGCAGTCGCATTGCCGCCCGTCAAGAAAAAGAGCGTCTCGAGCGAGAATCTAAATCGTCTACGTCTAAATAACCTACTAGAGGTATGGTAAGTAATGTCAGTTGTATATCGAGCTAAGTGTTCAGATTGTAAGTATGAGTGGACTAGCAGAGCTGGGTTTGGTACTCCAGATTATTGTCCTAAATGCAGAAGTAAACATATCAGCTCATCGCCAATAAAGCGGTAACTTAGGAGCTGCGATCATGACCATAAGCTACGCAATGGTTCAGCATTACTGAGATAATCGATACAGTTTTCTGGTATCCATTATCACTGAGCATAAGGGGTATTACATTAAATTGATGCCCCTTTTTTCTACCTATTATCCTGTAAGATGTCTTGTTTTGCAGGGCAGTATTTTCCATTGTACTCCGCACGAACTCTTATATCAGAGATATCCACCTTGGAAGCCATAACTCGCTCCCCATGTCGGTCAGTTCCTTTCCAGCACTAGCCTGGTATTTGGAGTCTACTGATGCGCTATGGCCTATCAGAGCAAGTCTTGGCAATTCAGTCCAAAAAGCAGATAAGAATCTTTCGCAAACTCGAGCCCTAGGGCTCGACCGACAAGGGATCAGAACTGAGCGTAGTTGTAACGAGACTGGTGATTGACCTGAGGGAGCTTAAAGTGGGACCAATAGCCCCACTTGAATTAAATTAGTTAATCACTAGCGACACTTCTTGCACTGACTTTGCTTTGTTACCGCGTCACTTTGAGTCCGCAGACCAAACAGGGTCAAAAGCTCTTGCGCCGTTTTTGCTACAGTCCCGCATTGAGGACAAGTGTGAGGTAGCTTAATTGTGCCACTCATAAAAAACTCCCTATGACGATTTGTTTAAAATTCAGCCAAGACCACTGGTAGTGGCGCGGCTTGAGTGCCCAAATACAGGACATTGCCAAATATACCCAAATGGACCTATAAAAGCGACAAAGACTGGATCCCAATTTCGCAGGATATAGCCCTAAAGCCCCTCAGAAGTGCCCCCTGCTGGATAAATAGTTAGGAGGCAGCTATATCCTTACGGAATGGTCGTTTAACAGAACCTGCAAAAAATTCATGACTAGCAAAGTCTGTCACCCTCTTATGCTGGCCGGTAAGTAAAGCGCAGCAGAGCTCATGTTTTCATTGATTTTAAAGCCCATACGGTGCAAAAATACTCAAATGAGTATTATTGGTGACTCTTGAGGATCTATGAAAAACATTGTCTTGCTGATGGCATCCCTTGCATTGGGCGCATGTTCACAAACTCCACATAGCGATGCGAATGTGAAGTCATTTGTTGCGAAACCAGGAACATCAACCCCTCTGGATATGAGCAAATGGGAAGAGAAACGTAGCGGGCTGATTCCTGCCAGAAATGGCAATGTCATCTCCGCGAAGTTTTTTAATACGTACCCTGTCCCGGTCACCATCAGTCGATTCGAGTTCCCTGCAACAGAACATGTGGCATGTGCCATCAAGTCAAATGCACAGATCGTTGTACAGCCATACACCATCACTGACATTGACTTGATTGATGCCGCGACTCTGGCGGAGTGCCACCCAGATTTAGTGACTCACAAAGGGGCTAAGTTCATTGGAGTTCCCAATGACCATGATTATGCAGAATCCACTCGCACAACGGGTGTCATGCTGCAATTTGATGAAAAAGTCTATAAAACGACAGGTACCAGTACCATGTCATACCCACTTGTCTTTGATACTCGCAACATGTCATATAATTAAAAAATCAATAAGGGGCGCATTATGCGCCCCTTATTCATTGCCCCAGGTTGAGTTCCCGCTGCAGGGCCTGTCGCCCCTCTTGGCTCAGCGAGTTGATAAGGCTCAATGCCAACTGGCTGGTCGTACGCCCCGATGGGCTCAATGGGTGGCTGTATGACATCTGAGACACCCAGCTGTGCCCGCATTCCGCGTCCGTGCACTGGCAATACAGGTCCGAGGTATCACGGCTCAGGCGGTGCGTTTTGGTGATGCGCCCCAACTCCCCACATTCCCTACAAAATACCCGCACGCTACCCCCTGATACCTTTGATAAAAAGTCGTAGCATTCTACCACTAGACTGTATTTTTATACAGCGCTATGGATTTTCTACGAGGATTCTATATTCAGCCGTAGTTTATGAAGCAGTGTTTATAAGCACTATCCCGCTGTGGCAGCAAATACAAATTTAGCAGTATGTGTGATTCGTTAGTTTCCGTCAGACGCATCAATTGTTAAACGGCCATGTCGAGCATCTACAAGTAAAGCGATGTTTTCTGGTAATCACCAGCAGATACTATCCACTTGAGTTCACACACTTATAAAATCTTCCATATATAACTACAGGTCGTATTTTTTTATTTTTTCGTCTAAAAACAACAATCCAAATATTGACAATTAACACACCATTTATTTTCTTGGTTATCAGTTGATAATTACGTGATAGTTATCACACTATCTAGTAATTTTTAATGATTTAATTCCCGAGCAGATTCAATCACTGCTTAATAATTATATTAAACATAAGGGATATTGTATGAAATTCACTATTAAGAGAGTCGCCATAGCAATGCTATTGTCTTCAGCATGTGCTAATTCCTTTGCATCAACTAATTGGACTCAAGACGAAATTATCGTGAAACCAAAGGGAGCGGATGTCTTTGGCAATGTAATTCCGAATGAGTTGTCATACAAATTTTCCTACAACGGAGATGAACTATCGGCGGTAAATATGCTATTCAAAACCGGCGACAGTGGGTACGATGAAGATAGTATCTATAATGCCATTGTTGGCAGCCATTATTTTAAGTATGAAATGGGCGTAGATGGGAAAAAACGTCTAAAGGCCATAGTTCTGTTTAGCCAAGGACTTGATCGTGTATCAGGCACTAAAGATCAGATTGCTGAAAAATATTCGCTTAGCGCTAAAGTAAAGTCACCCACATTTCCAATGGCCGGAAAATGGATCCTTGTCGTCTCAGAAAGAGATGAACGCGGCCGCGCCTCAGTAGTTAATAAGTTTGGGATTGGCACCAACCTTCTTATTGCTATGCAAAAAAATGTCAATGCGTCAAGGCAGCCTCTTGATGGGATTAACTTTGATGACCCCTCTATTGGTAGCCCTATCGGCGCATTTGTTATCACTTATACCGATAAAGAAAAAACAGATTTCAAAGAGGTAAAAACATACGCTATAAATTCTACGCAGTGTTCTACATGCCCTCTACCACCAGTTCAAAAGCCGATTAAAAACTACTTATATGAACCAAAGATTAGTTATGTGTGGGATTATAAGGCCAATGGTGACTTTACTACCACCTTCAATTATATGATGACAGATGCATTTCAAATAAATGTAGTCCCATTTTATCAACAAGAAATAAAGGTTGAAGATACAAACCCAGATTCAGGAAGAGTTGGTAGAATTATGGAGTATGCTAATAATGTCTATAATCTCTCCCATCAGGCACAGCCAACACCAATGTATGAGTATATTTTGAGGGATGAGTCACTCCCCTCCGTTATTGTAGACGAATACTTGTTTGGCTTGTCTATGATGGGAATCGGAGTACCACAAGAGGACAGTCGAGATATTAACTTCTCCAGTATTATAAGCTCTGTTCCAGACTCAGGTGCTAATAGTGGCGATAATTTCATTACAGATTTATTGGTAAAGTATCTAGACAAGCGTTTTAATGGCCTAGGTTCTTTGGTATCACAAGCGGCCTCCTTTGGACCATCCTCAAATTAGTTATTAGCCTCAATGGGTATCTCAATAGATACCCATTTTATTACCAAATCAACCAATAACAAATGAAAACTCCAGAAAATTAAAAGCACTCTTTCTTAATGACTATACATGATAAAAAAACGACCATAGATAGTAGTTTCCCTCACACATATGGTTTTCAATACATCCACATTTAAAAAAAGGTATCACATGATGGAAGACCTTCAATATATACTCAATGATTTTTCAGAAAATTATAACCTACCTCTCCTACAGCTTAATGAGAACGGATGTTGCCAGCTACTGGTAGAAGATAAATTAATTATCTCTTTCATAGCTCACTCTTATCCCGATAAACTAGAGAAAAACCTCATGCTGGCTGCTAATATTGGTTTTTTAGAAACTGATGTGACGCTCCGTCAGAACACCTTGGAACTGCTCGCAAGCGCAAATTATGCATCTGTTGCGACTCAAGGTCATATTCTTGCATTAGCCCCTGATGACCGACAAATTATACTATTTGGACTCCGCTCATTATCTCAACTAACACTCATTGATTTGAGTGATTGGCTTTTAAGTATCACACAGATCGCCCTCACCTGGCAGACTAAACTAGCCATTTTTTCTGCTCAGAGAACTTTAGATAATAATATCTCTTCCCCAAGAGATGCAATTCGTATTTAGAAGGAACTAAAATGAAAGCAATACCTACCAATTCATCTTCAATACCCAGTTTATCTAGTTTTTCTGCCAAAGCATCTTTCAGTGAGGACCGAGTATTAAGTAAACGCGGGGAGGTGTGCGAACCCGGCATAACTCATCGTGGTTACAAATATGCAGTTTTAAGCGAACATGTTTTACGGTCTAACTTTGATCGCTTTAATAAGGAGAACATCAAAACTCATCTTGATCTAAAACAGGCAATGTTAAACTCTGCTCCCCCAGAGATCGCATTGACCGCCTACTCACTACTTAGTCCCGCTGGTTACCGTGGAGAACCTCTCACACAGATAAAATTACTCGAGGTGACTACTCTGCTAAACGAACTTATGGCAGATCAGACAAGCTTCCCACAGATCAAAAAACTGTTTGATGACGTCAGTCGAGATCCTCGGTTACAAGCATGCCTAGAGCAGCAGTATCCTGGAAAAATGGATGGGTTTGCAGGTGAATTACTCAATATAGGTAAAGAACAGTTACGCACAACAGGTGTTAATACAGCAATCAACCTGATGTTGCCAGGTGTTGGGATGCTGGTTACGGCTGGACGTGCACTACACAAAGCGGCTGAGCACTGTGATCATGAGGCCCATCACCTCCAGGTACAACAAATAGGTCAACTACCTGGACGAGACAGCCGTCTTGCCCGAGTTAGCGAAAGTGCACTTATTTCTAGCCATGCTAAACATGCCATAGAAGGAGCAACAGCTGCCACTTTAGGAATTACACTTGGTGGTTTAAGTAGCTTTGGTGTTGCAGGTGTTGGCACTATCGGTGTATCCCCCTTAGCCACAGAGGTTCTTCCAAAATTTGTCGGTAGTGCCGTTATGACTGGCTTACCAATGGCTGTAAAAAAAGCCACTACTTATGCCATTGAAAAAGAGGCTAGCACGACTCTTGAGGACAAACACCTTTCAGATATTCTTCCTAGACTAGAGGTAAGTAATAAAAAAGGTGACTTCAGCTTCAGTATGTTGGACAGCGCCTCAGTTAAGGCCATGCTCACCTACTTAGGACCGCGAGCCGATGAGGAGCTACTCCATAGTGATTCATCAGATGCAAAAATGATGGAACTGGCTAGGATTGAGCTAAAAAAACAACTGGGTTCACCTGCTAATGAGCACCTCCTGCCAGGTCAACCGCAAGAGAATGCACCAACCCAAGCCCTAAAGTTGAGTCATGATGCATTTAGAAAACTATTAGCAGAAGATTATCATTGGCTACTTCCTGCTGTACAAACCTTAGATAAAAAGACTGGAGAAGATATAAATATAAAACTGTCCTATAGTTTACCACTCGATTTTGATGGTCACACGACCTACCTTAGAAAAAGCCCCGAGCTTACTAATGAGCAATTAGATGCATTGAAAGAAACTGGTTCACCCAGTCAGCTGAAGTTACTCTATTTAGCTGAGGGATGGCTATAAATAGCTTATCTCACAACCTATATTGCTTTGTAAGCGCATCTCAGTTTTAACTTGGTTATTTGTGAGATACTAAAAACCATATTCCTGATGTGTGCAGACTAGTCGTTTTATATTAACAATTAAGTATCTTCGTTTTTAAAGTAGGTGTAATTATAAAGCCAGACCAGAGTAGGGCTGAACTTTTATAAGGCCATCAGTTTATTTTCGGGCATCAGTAAACCAACCAGACTCAACACAAGCTCGCTGATTATTTGAGAGAATAGGCTCAATGCGTGACTAGAAAAGAGTGTGACCACCCTGCAGTGGTCACACCCTTTACTATATACCCTAACCACGTCCCCTTTCTTATCTAAATAAACGTACTATTTTACCATGTTGAATGCTATTTTTTATACAGTGATTCCTATATTCTCCCGAAAATCGATCCATAAAGAACGAGGGAGTCCCGCACTGTTGATGGCATCCTGGATAAGTTCACACAGCGGCAGCACCTCGTTTCGGGCATAGGTGGTATCGTACTTTTCGGGATCCCCGAGCCCTCCCCCGCCATTGGTCGGGATGATACCGGCTAACGCCGCCGGGAAGCGGTGACTGGTCAATACATCCTGAGCGGTGATCCCCTTGATGGCGGCGAACTCGTCCTTGGTGGCGATGTCCCCCACCGGAATGAGCTTGATGCCATCGGGCTTGCCGTCGGGGATGTTGACGAACATGGAGCGGAAGTTCCCCACCCCCTTGGAATTGGCGATCATCTCTTTCATCTCGTCCTCGGTGTCGTCGTCCATGTTCGGGTCGGTGGCGTAGAAGATGAACCCCATGTGGGCACCGTTGAGGAAGTATTTGCGCCGAAACAGGGTGGCGTCTTGGTTGAGCAGGGCCGACTGCAGGCCCCCCAAGTAGTCGGGCATACCATAGACCTGCTGCTCGGGGTCGTACTGGGCCAGCCAGATGACATCCTCCGGCCGGTAAATCAGGTTCGGCTTGCCCTGCTGCAGGTAGACAAAACAGCCATCCTCGCGCCGGCGCAGATAGACGCTCGATAGCGGGTGTAGCCCCACCACCTGGCCAAAGCCATTGCGAATTTTAAGCAGGCCCGCATCCCCGAACTGCAGGTAGTTGTGCACGAACGCCGTGATGGTGGCGCGCTGGTTGGTGAAGCGCCCCGCCACCATGTTGCGCCTTGCCATCAGGATGGCCCCATGGTGGGCGTTGGCCCTGGCCACCTTGGCCAGCCCCTTGCGCTCGATGGGGGGCTGGTAATACTCGCCGTAGGGGTTGTAGAACACCCCGGTGTAATCGGTCATCCAGGCCGTGGGGTCGATGGCCTCTGGCATGCTGAAAGCCACAGCGCCGCGGTTGGGTGAGGCGACCGCCTGGGCCGGTTGGGATTTGTGTCGCTTGGTCATGCTGCCTTCTTCTCCTGGCTGGTTGCCCAGGTGGATTTGCGTTTGCGGTGGGTATCGAGGGGCTCATTGGCCACGGCGTGGGCGATGGCAAAGAACACGTCGGCGTGTCCGGTCACATTGTCCCGGGCGGCGCGGAACGTCATCTGGCCACCGCCAGTGGTGCTGCGCTTGATGGCGAGGAAGGCGAGCGGGATGTCCCTGTCCGAGCTGTCCCACTCGATGCGGTTTGCCTCCACCACGTCGATCATCTTGAGCACCAGCCGCGACTTGCTCTCGATGCTGTAGTTGATGGGGTGACACACCCCTTTGAAGACCGGCTTCAGGAGGTCAAACACCCCGGCGCCGATGCCGGAGACGTCGACCCCGAGGTAAGTGACCCGGAACTTCTTGGCGATGCGGGTGATCTCCTGCGCCTGGAACTGGAAGTTGAGCCCGCGCCAGTAGTGCTTTTCCAGCACCCGGAAGCGCTCGCCAGCGACGGTGGGCGGGGCGACCACCACCAGGGTGGCATTGTCTCGGGTGCGGCTCGGGTCATAGCCCAGCCACACCTCGCGCCGGCCGAACGGATCAAGGCGCCCGGGCTTGTAGTCCTCCCATCGAGTGGGGTCCACCCCTGCCCGCTCCATGTCCTGGAACTTGAACACCGACAAGGCATCATCGATAAACCGGCACATGTAGAGGCGATCGAACACCTCCTCCGGGTACTCATCCTTGAGCTCCTCGATGTCGATGAGGTGGCAGCCCAGCCGAATGGCATCCTCGATGGTAATGACGTAACGCCACTGCCTGTCCGGGCAGACGCGGCCGCCGTCGCGCAGCTCATCTTCGCCCGGAAAGTCGATGGCCACCCGGCTCGGGCGCTGTCCTTTCCAGCGATCCCCTGTCCAGAACCGGTACGCTTCGTGCACCTTGCTCGACGGGGTCGAGAAGTAAGTTTTGCGCCAGCGGCTCTGGGTCGCCATGGCGCTGGCCACGTCCGACAGCTTCTCAAAGTTGGGGATCCAGAAATACTCATCGATGTAGACGTTGCCGGAGCGGGACTGGGCGCTGTTGGAGTTGGTGGAGCAAAAGTGCAGCTCGGCCCCGTTCGACAAGACGATGGGGTTGCCGGTCAGGGTTAGCCCAAGGAAGGTCTGAGCAATCTTGCAGATGTAGGAGCGGAACACCTCCGCCTGGGCGCGGGTGGCCGACAGGAATATCTGGTTGCCACCAGTCAGCACCGCATCTTCCAGCGCCTCGCCGGCGAAGTAGTAGGTCATGCCGATCTGGCGGGATTTGAGGATATTGCGGGTGCGTGGCAAGGCCGGGTCGTTCTTGGCTTCCCGGCAACGCAGCTGGTAGCCGAACAGGGTACCCAGCCACTCGGCAAAATCCGCCTCTGTCAGGTGGCCAACCTCGTTCTTGCCCTTCTTGCCCCCTTTGCGGCTACCGCCATCCTGGCCACCTCTACCCCGCCTGCCACGTTCGGGTGAAGGCTCGCTCCCCTCTTCCCGCTGAGCCTTGAGAGACTGCTCCCGCTCGGCCCACTTGAGCGCCTTCTCCTTGAGGCTGACATGGTGGCCAATCAGCCGATCCAGCTCCTCCTGCTCGCCTTGGGTTTTCTTCTCCCGATGCAGCAGGGTTTGCACCCGGCGGGCGATGGCATCCTCCACCGCCTCATCGGTCAGGAGATCGCGCCAACCGAGCTTTTCAGCCCAGTAGTAGATGATGCGACAGGAGTTGAGCCCCAGTTCGTCCTTGATCTCCTGGGGCGTCCATCGTTTAAGGTAGAGTCCCCGCGCAGCATTGCGCAGCTCTTCGGGATACGCCACGGCGCCTCCATCGATGTGAATGATGGCGCCATCATAGCCAGCCCCCTCTCCCCGCTTATCCCACTGATGTTCTGAGCAATTCGGATTTCCTGCTGGATCCGAATCCACCAGAACACCATCGGGTGAAACCCCCTTGCCGACCCGATAGCCTGAGCCCGCATCACTTGGGAGCAGGCATGAACGAATCAACCTTGAGAACTGGCTTTGTCTGTATCGCCACCGAAGGCAAAGCGGTGGATGGGCGAGACATCACCCGCGACTGGCTCACCGACATGGCCGAGACCTACGACCCCAGCTATTACACCGCCGTCATCTGGCCGGAGCACGATCGCTGGTCCAGCTATGGCACCGTGCAGGCACTCAAGACCGAAGAGGTAGACGGCAAGCTCAAACTGTTCGCCGTCCTCTGCCCGAACCGGGACCTCATCTACTGGAATCAAAGCGGCCAGTATCAGTTCTGCTCCATCGAACCGTTCGAGCAATTCGCCGATCTGGGCCGTACCTACTTGATTGGCTTGGGCGTCACCGACCAGCCCGCCAGCACCGGCACCACCCATCTCAAGTTCAGCAAGAGCAACAAGGGCCAAACCATCGGCACCAGCGAACCGCTGGATCTCTCCATGTTCAAACTGCCCAAGCACGAGAAGCCCGATAGCCTGCTCTCAAAGCTGTTCAACCTGCTGTCCAGCCATGGCGAGCACGAACCACAACCCACCCCCAGCCAATCCGAGGATGAGGAAATGAAACCAGAACAGTTCGATCAGATGCTGGGGGCCCTGACAGGCCTTGGCACCAAGATCGATGCCTTCAGCGCCAAGCTGGAAACCAAACCGACCACGGAGCAGCCCACCGCCCCGGTCACCGACCCCGTCAAGGTGGACGAGCTGCCCGGCGTCACCACCGAGCAGTTCAACCAGCTGCAAACCCAGCTCAGTGAACTGACCGCCAAGATCGACCAGTTCTCCGTTGAAGTGCCGGGCCAGCGCCCGGGCGCGCTCGGCGGTGACGATACCCCCACCGCATATTAAGGAGCGACCGTGAGTCAGACCCTAACCGTCCAGGCCCGTCAGCGCCTCGAAAAATACAGTGCTGCCCTGGCCAAGACCTATGGCATCCCCGTTAACGTGCTGGACAAACAGTTCAGCGTCATCAGTGGCCCGGTGGAAACCGGCCTGCGCGCAGGCCTGCTCGCCTCGGTCGAGTTCCTGAACCTCATCACCTGTATGGATGTGGATCAGATCAAGGGCCAGGTGGTGCAGGTCGGCATCGGCAAGCTGTTCACCGGCCGCAAGAAAAATGGCCGCTTCAACGGCAAGGTCGGCGTGGCTGGCAACACCTACGAGCTGACCGAAACCGACTCCTGTGCCTCGCTCGACTGGGCGACCCTGTGTGTCTGGGCCAACGCAGGCAGCGAGGGCGAGTTCATCCGCCTGGTCGGTGAGTTCATCAACACGGCATTCGCCCTCGACATCCTGCGGGTCGGCTGGAACGGCGTCTCTGCCGAAGAGACTACCGACCCCGAGACTCATCCGCTGGGTGAAGATGTCAACAAGGGTTGGCATCAGATCGCCCGCGAGTGGAACGAAGGCAGCCAGATCATCAAGGCCGGGGCCGGCAAGAAAATCCACTTCGACCCGGACGGCAAGGGCGATTACAAGACCCTGGACGAGATGGCATCCGATCTTATCAACACCACCATCGATCCCCTGTTCCGCCAAGACCCGCGCTTGGTGGTGCTGGTCGGTACCGAACTGGTGGCGGCAGCCCAAGCCAAGCTCTACAGCGAAGCCACCAAGCCGAGCGAGCAGATCGCCGCCCAGAAGCTGGCCGAGTCCATCGCCGGGCGCAAGGCCTACATCCCGCCCTTCTTCCCGGGCAAGCGGATGGTGGTCACCACCTTGGACAACCTGCACTGTTACACCCAGCGCGGTACGCGCAACCGCAAGGCCGAGGATAACCAGGATCGCAAGTGCTTCGATAACCAGTACTGGCGAATGGAAGGCTATGCCCTGGGCGAGCACCTGGCCTATGGCGGCTTTGAAGAGGCCGACATCGAGATCGGCGCCGCACCGGCAGCGCCCGAGGCCTAAGTCATGAGCTCACCCGGTCAACGTCACAAGCAGCGCGTCCAAGCCATGCAAGGGGCCGCGCAAGCCGCCAGCTCCGGCATGGCCACCGGCGCAGTGGCGGACAGCCTGCACCTGCAACTGATTGCCCTGGAACAGGACATCGTCCGGCTGCGCAAGCTGGCGCGCATCGGTGACCGGGTGAACATGAAACGCGACGAGCTGATGCCCAAGTACCGCCCCTATGTGGAGCGCTATCTGGCCGCAGTCGCTGAGTCGGGCCAGCCCTATCAGAACGAGTTGTTTCAGCGCCTCATCATCTGGGCCTTTGACGTCGGCGACTTCGACGCTGGCATTGCCTGGGCGGAGCTCGCCATTGCCCAGGGACAGCGCACCCCGAACAACATCAAGCGCGACTGGGCCCACTTTGTGGCCGACACCGTGCTGGAGTGGGCCGAAAGCCAAGCGGCCTGTGGTCACGCCGTCGAGCCCTGGTTCTCCCGGGTGTTCGACAAGGTGCGCAATGACTGGCGCCTCAACGAGCGGTTGACCGCCAAGTGGTTCAAGGCGGCCGGTTGCCTGCTGCTGCGCGACCACGACGGCCAGCCCCGCCCCAGCGCCGTGGGCGACAGTGCCACCCTGGAGCAAGCCGATCACTGGCTAGCCCAGGCCGACAAGCTGCACGGCAAGGTGGGCGTCGGCACCTTGCGCCAAAAGATTGCCATGCGCCTGCGGGCGCTTAACCCGGAGCAATAAGACTCTCCGCGCCACCGCACCCCGGCGCGAATGCCATGGGCAGCCTTTGGCGAGCCTTGCGGCAATTGCGTGGCTACAGGGGTGCCCCATTTCAACCAACCAGCGAGGCACGCCATGTTTGCAGGCAAGGACATCGACTACAGCGCCGCCACTATCCGCAATGACGGGTTCTGGCCGGATGTGGCCATCGCTGACTTCGAGCGCCGCCGCGCCGTGCCTGCCGATCTGGATACCCAGACCACCGGCGCCGCCCTGCTGGCCGCGGTCTCTGAAATCAACCTGCAGCTCGAAAACCACCAAGCCGCTCTGCAGGGCAAGGGCTACCACACCGCCGCCGAGGTACCCGGGCCCAGCCTGGAAGGCGGCGCCAATGCGCTGACAGAGCAGTATCTGGCCGCCGTGTTTGCGCGCGCCAAGGCGGCCCTGCTGCCCGAGTTCGCCAGCGTCACCGAGCGGGCGACCGCCAACAACCAGTTAGAGCGAACGCCAGACCAGCGCGCCCACCTGCTGGCCGAGAGTCAGCAGTTGGTGCGCAGCATCAAGGGCAAGCACAGGGCGGGGGTCTCGCTGATATGAGCCCAGATAAAAATGCAGTCATGAACGAGCAACAGGCCCAGGGCTACTTCCTGCATGCGCTCCACGCCGAGCTGTTGCGGGTGTTGCCGGCCAAGTGCCACAAGACGCTGGATAGCTGGATGGAGAACGGCACCATCCGGCTGGAGCCCAAGAACATGGGCCCCACCGGAGTGGATGTGGCATGGCTCACCTATCAAGCGGTGTTCACCATCGAGCAGTTGCCGTTTCGCGAGCTGGATCCCGCCATAGTGCTCGCGTCAGTGGCGGCCTGGGTGCAGGAGCATGACGAATTCCGCGAGCGGTTCGAGCTGAGCGATCCCGAGTACGCCGTCACCCCGAACGATGAAAGGACAGCTGACCTTGAGATCCAGCTCCCCTTCACTGAGCCGCTGCGCCTGGTTGAACACGAGCAGGGCCCCATCAACTGGGACGGTAAACGCTGGAACGTGGCCCCCTATGACATCTGGGTGGCCGACCATATCAACCTCAATGTCGGCGACACCGGCCATCACCAGATCGGTGACCCGTCATGATCACCATCACCCTGGACACTCGCCGCAGCAAAGACCAGCTCAACCTGCTGGCCCTGCCACCCAAGAAGCGCAAGCGCCTGGTGTGGCGAGCAGCCAACGAGATGAAAAAGCTGGCCGCCCGTAACGTGCGCCAGCAACAAGACCCCAACGGCCAGCCGTGGGCACCGCGCAAGCGGGGCAAACGCAAGATGTTGCGTGGCCTGCCCAAGCTATTGCAGATCCGCGAGCCTCGTCAGGACGTGGCTGAGCTGGGGTTCACCAAGGGCACCATGAGCGCCCACGCCGGGGTCATCGCCAACACCCACCAGAAGGGGCACACCTACAAGGTAACGGCAGCCAGCCGGCGCCGTATTGCCCCCAGCGACGGCGGAAAAAACAAGCAGGCCAGCAAGGCACAAGCCCGCAAGTTGCGGGAACTGGGGTTCAAGCGCCCGGGCAAGCGCAAGCGGGCATACCGCTCGGCCTCACTGGGCTGGATAACGGGAAACCTCAACTACGCCCAGGCGGGGTTGCTGATCAAGAAACTCAAGGATGAACCGGCGGCCGAGAGCTGGGAGATCCAGCTACCCGCCCGCCCATTCCTGGGCGCCAACACCCAGCAGCGCGCGCAGGCCTTTGCCCGCTCGCTGCAGAGCATCAACTACGGCTGGGACGTCAACAAGCAAGGCATGAAGGGGAAATAACGGCATGTGGCCTTATGTACAGATCAACAACTTGAACCAGATGCAGGGGCCTGTGACGGAAGTCGAGCGTCACCTGCTGTTCATCGGCAGTGCGCCGACCAACACCAACAAGCTGCTCTCGCTCAACACCCAGTCTGACTTTGACAAGCTGCTGGGCGAGGCTGACAGCGAGCTGAAAACCAACCTGCAGGCCGCCATGGCCAACGCCGGCCAGAACTGGACGGCCGCCGCCTTCGTGCTGCCGACCGACATGGACTGGAAAGAGGCGGTGCGCGAGGCCCAGAAGACCCAATCCTTCGAGGGCTGCGTGGTACTGGGGCAGGAGTGGGACAAGGCGAATATCAATGCCGCCCACGCCCTCAACCAGGAGCTGATCGCCAAGTGGGGACGCTGGCAAGCCATGCTGCTGGCGGTACCGGGTATCGTCTCCACCGCCGAGGGTGGTCAGGACTGGAGCGAATACGAGGCAGAACTGGCTGCCCTGCAGGATGGCATCGCGGCTGAATCAGTCTCTCTGATCCCGCAGCTGTGGCCCAACCTCATCGGGGCTTACGCCGGCCGCCTGTGCAACAGGGCAGTGAGCATCGCAGACAGCCCTTGCCGGGTGAAAACCGGCGCTGTGGTCGGCCTTGGCAACAAGCCAACGGACAAAGACGGGATCCCGCTGCCGCTGGCCACCCTGCAGACCCTGGAAGCCAACCGTTACTCGGTGCCGATGTGGTACCCGGACTATGACGGGCTCTACTGGGCCGATGGCCGCCAGCTCGATGCCGAGGGCGGCGACTACCAGGTGATCGAAAACCTGCGTGTGGCTTACAAGGTCGCCCGCCGGATGCGCCTGCGCGCGATCGCCCGCATCGGCGATCGCTCGTTCAACTCCACCCCGGGCAGCACCGAGGCCGCCGTCATGTTCTTCGGCAAGGACCTGCGCCAGATGGCCAGCGCCACCACCATCAACGGCCAACCGTTCCCGGGCGACATTGCCTCACCCAAGGATGGCGACATCCGCATCCAGTGGACCGCCAAGAACCTGGTCTCCATCTATGTGGTAGTGCGCACCGTGGACTGCCCCAAAGGGATCACCGTCAACATCATGCTCGATTTGAGCCTCAACAACGGGGAGGGCTAACCCATGACCCGCCGTATTTCAGGCCAGTCCTTCGACACCACCCTGATGGGCACCATGGTGCACATCGAGAAGGCCAGCCTCTCCATCACCGACAACAGCGCCGTGGCGCAAACCCGTGGCATCCCTGATGGCTATATCGATGGGGATGTGGCCGCAGAGTTGGAGTTCGAGCTCGACGCCAAGAACTTCAAGATGCTGTGTGAGAGCGCCAAGCGTCAGGGCAGCTGGCGCGGCATGAAGCCGGACGATGTGTTGTTCTACGCCGACACCGGCGACGAGACCATGAAGGTGGAAGCCTTCGGCGTGAAGCTGGTGATTTCTGACCTGCTCGATATCGATCCCAAGGGCGGCAGCAAGGGAGTGCACAAAATCAAGGGGTTCGTTACCTCCCCAGACTTCGTGCACATCAACGGCATGCCGTACCTGTCGGATGACGACACCCGTCACCTCAAGGGCTAACCGATGGATCTGATCGACCGCGCCACCCAACACGCCGAGCGGATGCTGGCGGCCCAGCTGGATAGCCAGCTTGGCCGCAGCCACTACCAGGGCGAGAGCTTGCACCTTTGCGAAGCGTGCGATGACCCGATCCCGGAGGAACGCCGCCAGCGAGTACCCGGGGTGCGCAAATGCGTGCCCTGCCAGAGCCGCGCAGAACGTCGTGGCCAATAAGCATCGAGAACGGGATATGAACCCTATGCCAAACAAAGATCCCACCCTCTGGGCTGCCCTGCTGGCCTGGCTGATGGACAACTGGCCCGCTGTCTATGGGGCACTGCTGGCGCTGGCCATCGCCTTCCTGCGCATCACCTATGCCGGTGGGCGGGGTCGCCGCCGGCTGATTGAATCCCTGCTGTGTGGCCTCATCACCCTGGCGGCCGCCACCGGAACCCACTTGCTCGGGATCCCCCAGGAGGCCACACCGTTACTGGGTGGCATGGTGGGACTGCTTGGGATCGACATCATCCGCGACCGTGCGGCCCTGATGCTGCGCAAGAAGGAGGACAACAATGCCGCGCAGTAACTATCACCCGCAAGTGGCCGCCTTTCTCGACCTGCTCGCCTTTTCCGAGGGCACCAAGGGCTGGGGCGATGACGGATACGACAAGCTGGTCAATCCGGCTGGGTTCTTCACCGACTACAGCACCCACCCGAACGTGCTGGTGCAGGTCAACAAGACCATCAGCAGCACCGCCGCCGGTCGCTATCAGCATCTGTCAAAGCACTGGCCCCACTACCGTGACCAGCTTGGCCTGCCGGACTTTGGCCCTGAGTCACAAGATGCCTGGGCAATCCAGTTGATCCGCGAGCGCAAGGCGCTGGCCGATGTGATCGATGGTCGCATCCCCCAGGCCATCAGCAAGTGCGCCAACATTTGGGCCAGCTTGCCCGGCGCCGGCTACGGTCAGCGCGAACACAAGCTGACTGACCTGCTGGCCAAGTTCACCGAATTTGGCGGGGTGCTGGCATGACCGACCTCAAAGGCTTGCTCTCCTCTGTTTTTCTCATGGTCCCGATAGGGGTCATGTTGGCAGTGGGATGGATGTTCATCTCGATGGGGGGTCGCATCAATAGCTTGCGGGACGAACTGGCCACCGCCAACGAGACCATCACCGCCCTGCAGACGGTCAACAGCCAGCAGGCCACCGAACTACAGGAGCAGCAGCTGATAACGGCGAGCTTGCGCCTGCTGCTTAACGACCAGAACGCGGCCTTGGCCGAGCTCGACAACCAGAACAGGAAAACCGCGAATGAACTGCAAGATGCCTTGGCCACGCCGCCGGCGGGCCGCCCGGATTGCGCTCGCGAGCCTTTGCCTGCTGGCGCTTTGCGCCTGCTCCAGCCAGCCCACCACAGTGGTGCAAACCAAGGTGGTAAAGCGGCTACCGCCGCCGGGGCTGGTGCCCCACTGCCCGGAGCCTGACTTTACGGGGACCACCTACGGCGAGGCCGTGCGGTTTATCCCCACCCTGCAGACGGCGCTGCGGCGCTGCCAAACCCAGATCAACACCCTGAACCATTGGATTGAACAAGAGGAAACCACCCCATGAGCAAAAAAATCACCCTGACCATCGCCGGGACCGACATCAGCTTTGAACCGACCATGACCGCCTACAACGGCTTCATCAACGACATGATGCCCAACGACAAGGTAGCGCCGGCTCACAACTACCTGAAGAGGATCGTCTGCACCGAGAGCAAAGAGGCACTCGATGAGCTGCTCCAGCGTCCCAGCGCCGCGCTGCAGCTGGCTGGCGCAATCAACAAAGAGTTCGCCCCTGATCTGGAAATCACCGTAAAAAACTGACCGCGCGTGCCGAGGCCATCGAGCGCAACCAGCTGGAGCAGGTACTGGCACTGCGGCGCTACTACCTGCCCCATGAGGACGACGACATCGAGAGCCTGGCTCGCGCCACCTGGTTAGACAAGTATCACCGAGACTCCAACGCCATCGCCGTGGCCGAGGGCATCGCCAAAGCACTGAACGGATAAGAGACCCCTATGGCCTGGATGGAAAAATTGATGATGCAGGTGGCACTGGTTGACCAGGTCACCAAGCCCCTTGCTGGTATCAATGCCCAGATGGACAAGGTCAGCAAGGCTGGCCGCCAGGGCTGGAGCAGCATGGCCATGGGGGCGACCACCGTCGCCGGCGGCGTCATGGCGATCCAGGGGGCTCTTGGCCCCGCCATCGAAATGGATCGGGCGCTGGCGGAAGTGGCCTCCCTCGATGTGCAAACGGATGTGCTCGGGGCACTGGGCCGTGAAGCCCTCGCCCTGTCGGTGCAATATGGTGAATCCGCCACAGACATCGTCCGTTCTTCTTACGACATCCAGTCAGCAATCGCCGGGCTGGAGGGCAACGAACTGCCCGCCTTTACCCGCGCCTCCACCACCTTGGCCAAGGCCACCAAAGCCGATACCGCCACCATCACCAACTACATGGGCACCATGTACGGCATCTTCGAGCAGCAGGCCAAGCAGATGGGCAAGGCCAACTGGGTCGAGGATGTGGCCGGCAAGACCGCGCTGGCGGTGCAGTTGTTCAAGACCACCGGCCAGGGCATGGCCGATGCCTTTGGAGCGATCGGTGCCAACGCCACCGCCGCGGGCGTTTCGATGGATGAACAGTTCGCCGTGATCGGCCAACTGCAGGCCACCATGAGTGGCGGCGAGGCCGGTACCAAGTTCAAGTCGTTCCTGGCCGGGATCGGTGGTGCCCAGAAGGCACTCGGCATGCAGTTCACTGACGCGGCAGGAAACATGCTGCCGGTGCTGACCATCCTGGACAAGCTCAAGATGCGTTACGGCGAGACCATGAGCGTGGCAGAGGGGGACGAGCTCAAGAAGGCCTTCGGCTCGGATGAGGCGGTGGCCATGATCAAGCTCCTGATGACCAACACCAAGGGACTGGCCACCAACATCAACGCGCTGGCCAACACCCACGGCATGGGCAAGGCCGAGCAGATGGCCGCCTCCATGACCGACCAGTGGGAGCGGGTGACACAAGGATGGTTCGCCATCCGAGCGGCCGCCTTCGGAGTGGTACTGCCGGCCATCAATGCGGTGGTCGGCGTCTTTGCCGATGGCGCCAATGATGTGCTGCGTTGGACCCACCTCTTCCCGAACCTGACCAAGGTGATCAGTTATGCCGCCCTGGCTTTTATCGGTCTGGGTATGGTCACCGGCGCTTGGTTGCTGCTCGTCGGAATGGCTCAGTTGGCCGTCGTGGGTCTGGGTATCGTATTCGGGGCTCTAGCGTGGCCCATTCTGGCCGTAGCCGCTGCCATTGCCGCTCTGGTGATGTGGTGGGAGCCCATCAAAGCATTTTTCAGTGGCCTCATCTCCGCCATGGCCCCAGCTATATCAACCGTATTCGCACCTTGGGCCGCTATTTTGCCGGTGATCTGGGATGGCGTATCCAGTCTGATCGGCATCATCGCCCAGTGGCTTGGAACAACCAGTCAAGCCTCTGGCGCCTTCACCAACATGATCGCACTCGGGGAGGCTGCAGGAACCATTCTTGGAACAGTCTTCAAATTGTTGCTGTCGCCTATCTGGGCCGTGGGTAAAGCCATCCAATGGGTACTGGAAAAACTCAACGTATTACCAGGGGTTGACCTGGATATCAGCTCTTCAATGCCGGATCTCACCATGCCGACCATGCAGCCTATGACGATACCGGTCATGCCCGGGGTGATGAATGTGCCAGCGCAAGAGCGACAACAGGAGACGGTCAACGCGCCCCTCGCCCGCTACCGCCAGCAAGACCAGAGCAAGGTGCCATCCGGTGGCATTGGCCAGCAGCTGATCCAGGCCAACGCGGCCGCGACCTCTGCCAACCAGAAGCCGGCCAAGTCCCTGCATGTCGGCGAGGTGCACATCACCAACCAGAACCCGATGACCCCGGAGCAGATGGCCGAGAACGTCTGGCTGGAGACCAAGTGATGAATGAACCCAAGTACATCGATCTCCTGGTCGTCAACGGTGCCTGGCAACTCGATGCCGGCGGCCAGCCCCGCTACACCCAGGACCGCTACAGCATCGGTCAGGACATCAAGCACCGCATCATGGAGTCGGGGCTCGCCCGCAAGCTCATCGGCGAGCGTAGCCCGACCCTGCGCAGTGACGTGATGACCGAGATTGAACTGCTGATAGAAGACGACGAGCGGCTGGTGCCTGGCACCATCCTCATCAGTGAAGAGGCCCCCGACCGAGTGCTAGTCACCGCTCGCACCTATGAATTCGGCGAACTGAAGGTAACCCTGTGAACCTGCGCCCGACCGTGGACTTTATGGCCCTGCTGGCCGAGACCGGTGTCCCAACCACCGAACAGGCCATGGAGGCCGAACTCAAAAAGGAGGTGGTAGCCGCCGGCTCCCTCATCACCAATGACAGCGACGTGAGCCCGTTCTGGCGGCTGGTGCGCGGGGTGGTCATCACCCCGGCGCTCTGGCTTATCCGCACCCTCTTGGCTGGCCACGTGCTGCCCAACACCTTCGCGGCCACTGCCACCGATGCCTATCTCGACCTCAAGGCATGGGACGTGGACTTGACCCGCAAAGCCGACCAGAAAACCCGGGGCCTGGTCAACTTCGTCAAGGCCAACCCGAGCGAGGCCGTCACCATCCCGGCCGATATCTGGATCGCCACCGAGCGCATCAACGGCACTATCTACCGACTCAAACCACTGCTGGCGGTGGTGAGTCCTGCAGGCGAAGCCGTGGCCAAGGTGGTCTGCGAGGCGGAGTTCGCCGGCGCGGCCTGGAATCTGGCGCCGGGTTATTACAACCTGCTCAGTGAACCGGTGACCGGCATCCTGTCGGCCCGCAACGATGACAAGGAGTGGATCACCACCCAGGGCGCCGATGCCGAGGGCAATGACGCGCTCGGCCTGCGCATCCAGAACCAGTTCTCGGCGGTGGGTCGCTACCACATAGACGCGATTTACCGCTCCATGTTGGCCAGCGTCGCGGGCATTCGTGCCGATCACATATTCTTCGAGCACGAGGCCCCCCGGGGTCCGGGCACCGCCAACGCCTACATCCTGCTGGAGGTGGGTGCGACCCCGGCCAGCCTCATCGACCAGCTCAACGACTACGTGGGCCGCCAGGGCAACCATGGCCACGGCGATGACCTGTTTGTGATGGCCATGCCAGAGACCCAGCACAGCCTGACGCTGGCGATCTGGCCCCAGCCCAACCTCACCGACGAGCAGAAAACCGCACTGAAAGCCGGCGCCGAGAACCTGGTCAAGGCGGCGTTTCGCCAGTCGGCGGACTTTCCGAGCGTTACCCGCACCTGGCCGCGCTCGCGCTTCTCACTCTCCCAGCTGGCCCGCGAGCTGCACAGCCAGTTCCCCCAGTTGCAGAGCCTCAAGTTTGCGCAAGATGACATCGTGTCGGGGCTGGCCATCCCGCGCCTGAGCTCGCTGGAGGTGACCCTGCATGACTGACCCGACTCCGCTTGAACACAACCTACAGGCGCCGGTGCTACCCGATGCCAGCGCCCCCTGGTGGGAAGACGGCTACACCATCAGCCCGGCCCACGCCGAGCCCGAGTTTCTGGCCAAGGGGATCAACACCTTCTGGCAACGGCTCAAGGGCTGGCTGCTGCAGCCACTGGCCCAGCAAGACCCGCTGACCTGCTCGGAGTCCCTGCTGGCGCTGCTGGCCTGGGAGCGCGACATCACCCGCTTCAATGGCGAGCCGCTTGACCTCTTTCGCAAGCGGGTCAGGTTCGCCTTTGTAAACGCGAGGGACGCCGGCGAGGTTGCCGGCTTTAAACGCATCTTCGAGCGCCTTGGCATCGGCTGGTGTGACATCCACGAACGCCAGGCTGGCGCCCCCTGGGACGTCATCACCATCGAGGTGACCGACGGCGCCATCGCGACCAACCAGAAACTGATGGAAACCCTAATCCAACACTATGGCCGCACCTGCCGCCGCTATCGCTTCCAGGTGGTTTATCCGGTCACCTGCACCTTGCACACCGGCCGTATCGACATGAGCCAGCAGGTGTTCGGCGCATCACTCAAGAGGAACGCATGAGCCAGATCATTACCAACGCCTTCTCCCGCTACTGGCAGGAGTGCCTAGCAACTCAAGTGCCAGTGGTACTCGATGAGTTCGTGCTGGCCAACGTGCCGGATCTCGATCCCGATGCCGCCATCAACCCGGACAGCGGCCTGCCGCCGGCGGGCCAGATTGTGCACCGCCACGCGGTGGACCAGCGTGGGCGCATCAACAATGATGCAGTGGCCTACACCATCGTGATGGACACCACGGTTGGCGATTTCAGCTTTAACGCCATGTACCTCATCAACAAGACCACCGGCGTGGTGGGGATGATTGTGCACAAGGGACTGGAAACCAAACTCAAGACCAATGAGGCGACCGGCCAGACCGGCAATTCCTTAGTGAAATCCATGCTGATGGAGTACGACCGGGCCAGCGAGGCCACTGTCACCCAGGTGGATGCCAGCACCTGGCAGATTGACTATGCCGCCCGCCTTCGCGGGATGGACGATGACCTGCGCCTGCAGGCGCTGCAGTTCTTCGGGCCGGCCACCTTCTACGGTAACGGCTTTAACTTGGTCAACGAATCTGGGGTTTACAAGGTGCAGCCCGGGGTGGCCTATGTGGGTGGCCTGCGGGCAGAGCTTAACGAGATCAAGAAGGTGACCCCGGGCGCCAAGCCGGTGGGGCTCTGGCTCGACATCTACCGGGCGGGCTCCTTGCTTGATGCCTGGGTGAATCACTTCAGCCTGACCCTGAGCGTGCCGGACATGGTCGATTACCTCGACAGCAACGGGCACATGCACCACGTCGCCAAGGTGGCCATCATCAATGCAGACGGCAGCGTCACTGACGTGCGCCGCAAGCGCACCATCGAGCTGACCGGGGATGTAGCCGGCAAGGGCATCCTGGAAGACGCCCAGGGTGTCTGCATCGCGGTGGAGATCAAAGACGGCAGTCACCGCCACCAGTGGGGCGAGATCGACAAGGTGCCAGCCACCGCCAGCCGCTGGCCAACCTATAGCGAGGTGACGGACAAACCCACTTTGGAGCAAATGGGAGGATACCCGAAGACCGGCGGCCCCCTGGACGGGGGAGTCGACGCAAAAGACACCATCTACGCCAGAGCTGGGCTGATAGCCCGTTCGCGAGGTGGCAGTAATGGCGGCACCTGGCTTGGTCTTGAAGCCCCGGAAGATGCCGACCCGTACATCAGCGCCAAGGTTAATGCCGAAAATGCCCCATCAAAGGTCATCGGTATTGGCAGAAGTGAGATCACCTTCTACAAGCGCTTTACTACGAACAGCATGCGGATTTCGGACAATGCCGGCCTCAAATTTAGCCCCAATGCTGACCTTTCCGGGGTGAGCTGGGGCTTAGGGATGGACTCATCAAATGGCTACTACGGTTTTCATCGCTACCTTGACGGAACGTGGAAAGATGCGCCGATGCAGTTCCCTGCAAGTGGTGGCGTGACCGTCAGCGGCCCCATGGTCGTGGCCAAGGGCTACGCAAGGATTGAGTCATCCAGTCACAACATCCTTGAACTGAGTCAGCCTGACCATTCGTCCTCATTGATTTACAAACCGGTGAATCAGCAATCTATCCGCTTCGCTCGTGGCAATGGCTCAGCTGGAGATATACATGGCTACGGTGAAGTGGATGGCGATGGCTTCCGTACGCTGTCAGGTCGATTCCGTGCTAACTATCAAGCTGCCAACCGTGCCTGGACAGCGATGGGGCAGTGCCCATTTTGGCTTGAACCTCAACCTGTTGGGGGAAATGGCACGCTGCACGGCCTTATGGGTACTCAATTTGTTTACCCCGGATACTGGGCCGTTGAGATGTATCACGGAGTTTTCAACAACGACACCAACGCGGGCAACCTTGCCCATGTGTTTGTCGGCACGGATGGGGGGAACTTCACCAAAATCTGGCAGCTTTCCAATGCCGGCCAATTGCTCTCTCCAGGTGGTTGGAGAATAGAACCCAATGGCGATCTGTTTAGCCCCCGACTCGGTGGCACTAATGTGGTTGATTGGGTGGTTGGCAACTTCGCAGGCAAGAATGCCGCCAGCGGCAACGCCGATATCGTCGCAGGTGGCTGGGGGCAAGTCGGTACCTATATGTTTGCCGCACTGGTTAACGGCGTGGGCCAGCCCGGGCTCAGTGGCGTGATTGCCGGCGGTTATCTACGCCCATCGGGTGGTGGCGAATGGAGTTATGACAACGGGATTGCCTTACCTGGAACATGGAAGCAGCTCGGCAGCCTTCTCAACATGAACGGGGATGATCGGTGGGATGACCGCTCGACTCTCTTTATCCGCATCGCGTAACACGGTCACTACCATGGAACAGATTCAAATCATCAGTGCATTGCACCCTCGCCACATGTCGGATGACACCACCTCGATCACGTTGGATGTATTGTTTTCCCACCTCCCCGCCCCCGTGCAGTTCACTGCACGAAAAGATGACCCAGAGGCTCATGGGCGCGAGCTCTACAGCCGGGCGGTATTTGGTGAGTTTGGCGATATCGAGGTGCTAACACCTCCCCCGCTAACCGAGGCCGAGCAGCAAACCCGCCTGAATGCGTTACTCAAGCAAGCTGCCACCGCCATGGCACCGCTGGAGGATGCCGACAAGCTGGGCATCATCAGCGAGCCAGAGCGCGAACAACTCACCGCCTGGCAGCGCTACCGGGTCGCCCTCTACCGCTTACCGCAAAGCGAAGGCTGGCCCGCAGAGGTCACTTGGCCAGAGGCGCCGCAATGAGTTGGACACGAGGCCAGCTGGCCTGGCCCGCCAGTGTCGCCAGCCTGCACTCCCACGCCCAGGGCGTGCTAGGCCAGCTCCCGGCCACCCAAGATAGCGCCATCGCGCGCCTGCAGGAGCTTACCGGGCGGGCCCAGTACCGGACCCACCCGCTCAGCGAGCAGGCCGCCACCCTGGCGGGTCTGCGCGCCGAGCTCGACCAGTTGCTGGTCACTGGCCGCTGCCTCACCGTCACCCCCTACCTGCACGGGGTCGGCCAACAGCAGGGCCAGCAGTTCAGCCTAGCTGCCCCCAATGCAGTGGCCACCCTGGCCGCCAAACTGCAAGACGGGGCAGACCCCCTTCTGCCCAGCGGCCAACTGCATGCCCTCGCCTGGCTGGTCACCGGCAATAGCGCCGAGGACTTGGCCAAGCAGCTGGCTATCCTCTGCGCCCTGCTGCCGTTGCCGGAGTGGTGCGCCACCCTGCGCCGCCTCACCGCCAACAACGACACCATGAGCCAGCCCACCGCGGCCAAGGTGCCGCGCTGGCGCGCCGATGAGCCATTGACCTGGGCACCGCTGCGCCCTACCCGCCTGGCTCTGGGGGCAGAGCTAGCCCAGTTAGAGAGCCTGGCCCGGGACAGCCAGACCCCGATTGCCAAGCTGCAGGGGCTGGCGAAGCGCCGTGCCAACCGCCTGGTCACTCTCGCCGAGGCGCAGGCCAAGCTGGGCACCCTCTCCGGCACGCTCTGGCACTGGCAAGGGCAGGGGGATACGGCCAGCCTTGCCGCCCAACTCGGGCAAAGCTCCCCACCAGACCACAGTCAGAGCATGACGGTCGGTGCCCTGCTGCTCTCCCCGTCCCCGCTCACCTTCTGGCAGGAGTTAACCCCATGAGCCAAGCCATGCTGACCCTCGATGGCGAGCCCATCATCATGAAGTCGATGCGGGTGTCCGCATCGATGCAGTTTCAGGACAAGGACCAGAGCGGCCAGACCAGCTCAACCAGCAGCGCCGAACAGGGCGCCAAGGGCAAGGAGCTCGACATCTCCGGCCTCATTCCGTTCAAGGATGAGCGCATGCTGAGCCGGCTGTTTGAGCTGGCCGATGCCAAGGGCAATGGCGGAAAGCGTCACGTCTACCGGGTCGGCTCGCTGTTGGCCAAGTCGGTGAAGGTGCGCCAGGCCAAGTTTGCCGGGCGCATCACCGCCAGCGAACAGGAGGGGCTGCTGGCCTGGCAGGTGCAGTTCACCTTGAAGGAGTTCAACTCGGTACCGGAGAAGCGCGAACAACGCTTGCCGAAGAAAGCCCCCACCGTCGGCCAGGGTACCGCCAACACCAGCGCCGCCAAGCCTGGCACCAAAGGGACTGGTGACGACGAGCAAGACCTCAGCAGCTTCGAGCGCTATGTGCTCAAACCGATGGATGACATGCTGGCATGAAACTCTCCACGTCACTGACCCTCGCCGGCCAGCCTGTGCACCTAGTCGACCATGACCTTGTGCTGGACATCAACGCCGGCGGCCGCGCCGCCCTGACCATTGAAGGAACGGCCAGCAAGGGGCAGACCTTCACCCTGGACACCGGCTATAACGGTGACCTGCGCCGCTGGTTCACCGGTTACGTGTACGACGTGCAGCCTGCCGCCAATGGCGCCAGCAAGCTGCTGTGCCGCGAGCTGGCCGGTGCCCTGGGCTCCCGGCTGCCGGTCAGCCAGCAACACGCCACCCTGCGCGGCCTGCTGGCCTGGCTGACCGACCAAACTGGGCTGACCTTCCTGCTGCCCCAGGGCAGCGACTACACCGACCGGCCGATCCCGAACTTCACCAGCGCCGGCACAGGTTATCAGCTGCTCGACAACGCTGGCCGCGCCTTTGAGGTGCCCGACTTTGTCTGGTACCAGCAACCCAATGGCGCCATCTTTGTGGGCAGCCATGCCGACAGCCGCTGGCATGGCAAGGAGGTGACACTTGATTCCGCCTGGTCAGGCCGCCAAGCGGGCGACACCCTGACCCTGTCGCCGGTCCCGTCCATCCGACCCGGCACCATCATCAACGGCAAGCGGGTGATGCGGGTGCGGCTCAAGGGTGAAGAAATGACCCTGACCACGGCCACCCCTGGCAAGGTCACCAAGTCACCGGAACGGCGCAAGATAGAGGGGGTGTTCCCGGAGCTCGCCGACAAGATGCACCTACCCAAGTTCGGGCGGGTCGAGGCCATCAGCGATCAGGCCAGCGCTGGCCAGCTCAATGACCCCTTTCGCCCCCGCTATGCGGTGGACGTGCAACTGCTGGGTGAGGATGGCCAACCGGACAAGGCAACCCCGCTTTATCGGGCCGTGCCGCTACCGGTGCAGTTCGGCGGGCAGGAGCAAGGGCTGCTGCAGTTCCCCCTCGAGGGGACGCTGATTGAGCTGGGGTTTGCCTTTGGGCGGGCCGACCGGCCCTTTATCCGTACCGTGCTCGGCAGCAGCTGGTCCTTGCCAGACATCGCCCCGGGTGAGCAGTTGCAGCAGCAACGGGCCGAGGTGTTCCACCGCACCGATACCGTGGGCAACCTGCGCCGCCATACCGACCGGCGCCTGCATGACCGAGCCCTGCAGATGCACCACCAGAGTGACGACTACCTGGGGGAACATGGCCAGCATCGGCTGCAGGTGGCTCAGCACAGTATCGAGGAGGTGGGCGGGCTCAAGCTCATCGAAGCGCTGGGGGCCATCGAGCTGCTGGCCGGCGACGATCTCACTCTGGCGAGTCTGGGTAATATGAGCCAGACCACGGCGGGGGATCTGGTCGAGGTGGTGGGACAACTGCGCCGAGCTGTTGCCGGCGAGCTGCAGCACCTGGAGGCACCCCGTTCATGGATGGGGAGCGAGGGTGTGAACATCTTCCGACTGCTGCTGCAGCTGATGAACGTGGTGGAGCTGCTGGCCGCGGCCACTGCCAGCCACACCCACAGCGGCGGGCCAGTACCTGGTAACAACGAGGCCATGACGGGACATGGCCAACAGGCCAAGCAGTTGGCAGACCAGCTATCCCCCATCATCGAGTAA